GATGTGTCTTACAACCCTAGCGATGCTAGTAAGAAAGCACAATTCGAAAGATTATTGAAAGCCCGTAAAAACTAAAAAGGAGCTATAATTATGGCAGGATTTAATGTATCGGCACTAGACGCGTTTAACAACGAACTAGCCGGAGAATTATTAGTAAAATCAGTTATCGCTGGTTCTACTGCAGAGTATGTAACCGTAAAGGAAGGCATAAAATATAAAGAACCAATCAACCTACAAGAGATTGATTTGGTAATTCAAGATGGAATTGGATGTGTAACAACACCTTCAGGTTCAGTAACTTATACACAAAGAGACATCGAAGTGTGCCAACGTTCATCTTTTGATGGATTATGTATTAGAGATTTGGATTCAAAGTATTTAGGATTATTAGGACCAGCAGGTTCTTACCCAGAAACTTATGCATTCGCTCAAGAATACGCAGAACAATTAGTAGCAAACTTCCAAAAGAAGAATGATATATTCTTATGGACTGCAACTACTGCAGCTGGAGATTGTGCTAACGGATTGAATACTTTATTAGTATCTGGTTCAGGAGCAACTTTTGTATCATCATCAGTGCCTGATTCTACTAATATTGGTGACCAAATTGATGTACAATTAGAATCACTTTCAGTAGATGTGCAAGATAGAGATGATTTAACTACATTTATGTCAATTGCAAACTTTAGAAAGTATATCGTATGGTTAAGAAACGAAAACAACTTCCACTATGACCCAGCGGCTATAGAAAACAGAGGTTCTTTACTTTCTATGAAACACCCATTCGCTAACTTAACAGTAGTAGGAACAGTAGGATTACAAGGTTCAAATAGAATCGTAACTGGTCCAGCAAGACAAATCGTAGTAGGAACTGACTTAATTTCTGATTTAGACAACTTCCAATTATGGTATGACATCAACGGAGACCAATTGAAGCACAGAATTGTGACTAAACTTGGAGTTCAAGTAGCATACCCTGAATTCTGGGTAACCAACAACCTATAATAACTGATAATATAAAGAAAGGACAACAATATGGCTTGCAATATAAACAGTGGATTTGCACTTGGATGCAGAGACAACACAGGTGGTATCAAAGCGTTGTATATCCTATCTGGTTCAGTAACTACTATAACAGATACCTCGGATGAGATTTCTAACATTAGTGGTGATGGGATTTTTTATCAGTTTGATTTACAAAGGGGTAGTTCAGACTTCACAGAAACCATAAATGGTTCTACTGAAGCAGGAACAGTCTTTTATGAAGCAACGGTAAATGCCGTGTTTGCTAAGTTGCAAACTTCAACACGAAACCAAGTAAAAGTATTAGCACAAAACCCAGAACTCAAAATTGTAGTGGAAACTAACAATGATGTGGATGGAAGCAAATTCTTTTATGTAGGTAGAGTGCATGGAGCACAACTAAACGCAGGACAAGGACAGTCGGGAACAGCACTTGGCGATGCCAATGGATATACTTTAACCTTTAGCTCAAGTGAGCCAAACCCAGCAGATGTAATTGCTGGAACAAGTTTGGCAACTGCACTAACAGGTATAACTGTATCACAATAACAAATGGTAAGTGAAGGGGGTGTAACAACCCCCTAAACTTATTTTAAGGAGACGTATGATAACTCTAAAAGAAAACCAACTAAATAGTATAACCTTCCAAAAAGAAACCGATACACCCCTCGTAACCGGTTCATATGAAAGTGGAAGTGTATATAACATAATAACCTACCAAACAATACAGAACAATACTGGCTCTGCTGGTATCACTTATACTACTGATGTAGATGTAAGTAACCCACGTTGGACAACTTTAAGAACTAACATAACAGGCTCATCAGTATATGATGAAAATAAAATAAAAGGTAGAGCAGGAACAACCTACAATTTAGAAGTATGGTATGGCCAAATAGCAAGTGGCTCTACATTAGTATGGGAAACCACAACTTCTACTTGGAGTGAAACCGAAGAAATATGGGCATCAACTGCAGGTGAGATAAACTATAACACTGTAACTCAAAACTCTACCAAAGTATATCAAGATAGAGTGTTCATAAGCGGTTCAGTTCAACCAATTGAAAAAACATATATCTCACCAAATGAGAATGCAAGATACAAGATATATCAAGGATAAAAAATGGAAAAGAAACTAAACAAACATAAGCTGATGATTATACCCAAGTATGGGAACTATAACTATCCTTCAGCAAAAGTATTTGAGGATGATAAAGGCAAGGTAGTATATTATGGTGAGATGAATGACTTTCCACATTATGTAACTGAACTATATAATAAATCATCCATAAATGGAACTACAATCAACGCAATCGCTGATGGTATAGTAGGTAAGGGGTTAACCACTACTAATGAAGCAGTATTGGATAGAGCAAACAGAGAAGGTGAAAGTTGGAACGATATATTTAAGAAAGTTGCATTGGATAGAGCACTCTTCGGTGGATTTGGATTAGAGGTAATCTGGTCTAACGATAGAAAAAGAATAACTGATATATACCATATAGATTTTTCCTATATTCGTTCCCACAGAATGGATGTAAGAGGTAAAGTTCCTGGCTATTATATATCATCACACTTTGAGAACCAAGGTAGATTAAGACTAAAAGATGAAGATGTAACCTATATACCCAAGTTCAATAAGTATGATAGGGAATCTCCTTCACAGATATACTACTTTAACCCATATAGACCAGGAATGAAATACTACCCACTACCTGATTACAATGCTGGGTTGAATATAATTGCATTAGATGCAGAAATAGATAATTTCCATAAGAACAATATTAGAAATGGTCTTGCACCCTCACTCTCCATAACTACATTTACTAATGCAGATAATGAAGAAAGAGAAGCAATAGAAAGACAATTAAGAGAAGCATATGCTGGTTCAGACAATGCTGGTTCCCTTATCTATATGGATGTTGCTAACAAAGATGAAGCACCAATCATCACACCAATACCACAGAATGGAGCAGATGGATATTATACAACTGTAAATGATATGGTAACCCAAAAGATACTAACCTCACATCGTATATCCTCACCAATGTTATTAGGTATAAAAACCGAAGGACAATTAGGAGGAAGAACAGAGATGTTGGAAGCATTTGCACATTTCCAAAAGACAGTAATTGAACCAAAACAAAGTGATATACTCTCAGTCTTTGAAGAAATTATGAAAATAAATGGATATATGGAACCACTTGGAGTAGAAACTGTAAGAATTTTTGATGATGGTGAAGAAGCAGATGTAGTAACTTCAATAGATGCAGAAAGTGGTGAAGATACAGGACTAGAAACAGAAATAGAAAATAAGGAGATAGAATAATGCAAAACACACTAATGATAGATGAGTCTTTACTAAAAAGATTTACTGATATAAACAACGCACTGGACCCTGATTTATTATCATCCGCAATCAGAGAAGCACAAATCATTCATATAACAAGATTACTTGGAACAAAATTATATGATAAGATTATAGATGATATAAATAACGATACTTTAAGTGGAAACTATAAAGGGTTGGTAGATAATTATATCCAAGATGTCTTGATTTACGCGAGTTATTATGAGGCATTGGAACATATATACCTTCGACCAAGAAATAATGGACTGGTGGTTCCCCAAGGAGGTGAGAACAACGCTGCAGCAGACGTTTCATTATACGATAAGAAAAGACAATCAGTAAAAAACAAACAAGAATACTTTGCAGAACGATTAGTAGATTATCTTTGTTTTAACGATGCACTCTTTCCAGAATATGGACAAGAACAAAATGATGATATATACCCTGATATGGGAACACAATTCAAATCTCCAATAGTTTTTAGAAGTGGAGTAAGAGAAGATGTAAAAACATGGGGAGTAAAAATAACTAACTCACGATATGATTATCTACCACAATAAAAGGAAATAGACAATGGCAAATTACAATTTAACAAATCAAACAATCAGTAGTTCATTCCAACAACTACTACAAAAAGATACTGATACTGGCTATTTAGTAGATGGTGTGGGTGAGAATGTAGGAGATATAACCATAAGTGGTTCAGTATCTGCATCAGCATTCGTAGGGGATGGTAGTGGTTTAACTAACCTACCAACCCAAACTTTACCAAGTGGTTTAGTAAGTGGAAGTTCTCAAATAGACTATCCACTTATATCAAATATACCGAGTGGTATAGTATCTTCATCAGAGCAACTACCAAGTGGTTTAGTAAGTGGTTCATCACAACTAACC